CCTTGCGATTTGAGTGCTATTTCAAGGATTTTATACTGCTTATTGCTTCCAGTTACACCATTTGGCCCCGCCTTAAATATAACATAATCACCCTCAGCTATTTTATCTCTGTCTGAGCTGTTAATCAGGAAATACCGGTAGTTACCATCCTTGTAAAATAGAACAGGGAATAAATTATAGTAGTCGCTTCTGGACTGCTTGATTGCTAATCTCCAGTTTGTAGCCCATGCAGGAGCTTGGTTTGAAATTTCAACCACAAGGCTATTTGCTTTATACGAATCCTCTGGTCGGATGTATACCGTGTTTGTAGGCGATGTTAGAACTGTTGACATTCTGCCATAGTCATCAGTATATATGATTCCTATTTCAGCGTCTCTATCAGATCTGAATGTAGGTAATGGATTAGCTTGGGTTGGCACAGCCAGATTGTTTACGTAGTCAACTTTAAAATCAATTCGTATATCGGCACCATTCTCATCAGCTATATCATAGAATTGAACATAGTCACCAAACACAAGCCTGTTCCCTGCCAGATCCTGAGCGCCCGCTTTAATCGGCACATTGTCGAATAATCTTGTTACTTGGTCTGAAGGTAAAACTGTATATGTTTTATTGTTACTAAAACCATTGAAAGTGTAACTAAAATTATCTGCGATTCCTAACTCTGACTTATTGAAGGTTTCGATGATGGACACATTTTGGCTTGTAGAATCCACCATCACAAGTTGTATGTCTGTAACGAACTGATTTCCCGTTTGGAATGTAATGTCAACTTTATTGTTCTTATTCACCATTGCACCATTATACCCTTTCTGTGGATCAAATTCATATGACCCCGGAACAAATGCACATGTGGTTATTGGTGATAGTGAACTGAATTCATTGTCTATGTATTTGTATCTGGTTGCGAAATACAAAAATTTCTCAGACATGTTATTTGACTGCGTTCCATCGTTGCTCATAACAATGTATGGAGCATTCAATGGAGGGCGCATTATGAGCTTAATGTCGTCATCAATACGAGCATCATCGACGGCATAACTTTTAGCTCTTGATATATTTATCTTGTACGGCTGATTAAGATCATCTATCCAAAGTAAAAGTCCAGATGTATAATTGATCCCTGTTACGATGTAAGACTGGCTGAAATTGAGTTTGCTAGGTGTGCTTGCGTTTGTTTTGTTTGACTGAAGAACCCTAACCGTTGTACCAGTAATAGAGTCATACTCGAAAATAGCATCAAAAAAGTCGGAAGCAACAAGCCAATAAATAAGACTTTTGCTCTCAACATCAATAGCGCCTATGGTTTTTGCGTTGGAAACAGTTCTTCCAGTAAGAGTAGAGAGAGTAGTTAATTTTTCGTTCCCAAGTATATGCTGACGTGAACCTACATTTGAATTTGATGAAGATCCGCTTATGGTATTTATGGAGTCGCGGTATTTACCGTCCTCTAAGAGACGTTCATCAGTGTCCTTATCCATGACACCACGAATGAAATTTCTTGTGATCTCGCCCATTATTTAATCCATTTGCTTTGACCCCTTAGTACCATAAGGATGTTACTCATATTCCCTCCAATGCGAATCTTAGCATTATCAATAGCTGCTTTGCGTTGTTTCTTAGCTTCGTTGCGCTCATACATCTGGACACCAAACTTGTTGTTCATGATAGCCCATTTGATGTATGCATATATTGCATCCTCGGCTAGCTTGTTAATAACGATATTTGCATCGTCCCCTTTCTCCATCCCATCAGATACGTATTCAAGCACTACATTATATCCAGAAAGATCAGAGCTGAAATTAATCACACCATTAGGTTTATCAATGCTATATGCAGTGTTCATGTTAGCAGTTTCTGGGTCTAACCCAAATCTACCGCTCCATTGACGCGTAAAGTACCAACATCCATCCACATACCAGCCCCAGCAGTTATTGAATATGCCATCGCCAAGATAAATTTGCTGAGTAAGCCCTGCAAGTCGGTCAATGTCCATTTGAGACTGGACCTCAATCACATTTCCATCAGTGTCGAATATAATGTCTGTCGTGTGATCCTGAAGATAGGAGTTTGCGTAATTGTTCTGCTTGTTCTCTACAAGAGTCAGAAGTGTTCCGTTTATCTCTAGTGAGATGCGGATGAAGTTTACGTAGTCAGGAGGAAACACCAATTGATTAGTGTCACCAAGCGTTAGCTCAAGCACCTTAGGTGTCTTTAAGGCATCGTAGTTAAGTTCTTTGATTCCCTGCTTGGCATGAAACAGAATCTCGTATCTAGGAACATTGTTGATCAGCTTATCGTTGCCAACAAACATCAGCTCAAAGTTATTTACAATGTCTAAGAGTGATACATATTGATATGACCCCCAATTCTCATTCGTTGGGTTTGTACCTCCATTGGTATAGTATTGAAAGTCTGTAATATTTGGCATTACTCTTGTTTTTCTTGTAACTCTTCTGCTTTGGCAGCCTGAACAACTTCTGCTTCACGAATAGATATTCCAGCCATTTGGAGTATCCTTACCGCTAAATTCATCTTATCGCTTTCTGGTAATTCAAAGTCTTGATAATCGATAGCAGCCGGATTAAATAATGGCGCATCCCCAACTGTGATGTATGTCCATTTTGGAATCCTTGGGTATCTTGTGTAGATAATTGAAACTCCAGTTTGAATAGTTGATGGGTACACCGTGATATTAGATCCTGAAACAGTATAAGCAGGAAATAACACTGATGGGGCTGTTTGATTTGAATTAAGAAGTTCAGTGATCTTTTGATGCGTTACTTCTTCAACTTTTCGACCACCATATAACACCTTGCCTAACTTATACCTGTCAGCGGGTAGAGCGTATGTTCCAGATGAATATGTGAGGTTAGCTGAAGTTGTGAACAGATCAATAACTTCTTCCGATCTCTTCAATAGATCAGCATGTCCTGTTCCATATACACGAGCATTGACCTTTTGTGTAGCCAATGCATAATTGGAGAAATATTCTTCAAATATATCCTTTGAAGCAGCCTCGGCAAACAGATTGAATTCATCCGGTGTAATGTAACCGTTGTTCTCCTTGTTGATTACCGCAAGTACTAAGTTTCTTACCTCGTTGATCATATGGCAAATATAGCGAAAGACCCATTACATTAACTTGTGATGGGTCTTCTTGTCAAGTAAGCATTGTTAAGCTAATGCTGCTGCGGAAACAGTGACTCCTGACGGCAATACAATCGGGAAAGAACCCACCTTTTTTTGAGTAGGATCAAACAAGTCGATAATCGCATCCTGAATAGCGTCTACTACCCTTGCTCCAACCGCGAAAGCCGCATCTGTTGAGTGAGTAAGCGTGAGCACATCCGTAGAAGTAGATCCCGTAAAATACGTAATCGTAGTCGTAGTTGCAGCAGTGCGTTCACAAGTAATAATATTCTCTGCTGAGAAGATACGTGGAACACCACCCACAGTTAATGTTAAGAACTTTGCCATAGCGAAACCTTTTATGTTTTAAATTCAACTATAAAAGTATGCAATTAAACTTTAGGTTCAAGCATTTTCTTCAAAATAGTATATGTTTCCACACCATCGTCAGACAAGAACCATCTTTCAAGTGCGGACTCAGGAGTTTCACCCATAGGCACAGTGAGTAGTTTTGCCTTTCGGTCAGGGAAGTTGTAGTAAATGTCACGCCCTTGATTCCTAAGTCCGAGATGTCCTTCAGCAATTGATCGTGCTGCAATGTCTTTTACTTCGAATGAAGGGTCGCTCTTAACAGAAAGAATCCCTTCCGGATCACGTTTAGCCAGAATCATTGCGTCACGACGAATCTCAGCCGTTGTCATGTTATCCACATCAGACCCCATAAGAACACGAACAACCGATGAAATAACATCAATATCCGCTTGTTTAGCAAAAATCAACGCGTCTGCTTCCAGATTCAATTCCTCTAATTCTTCCCGTGCAATTTTCTCGTGATCTATTTCATAGAAAATACCCGGATTCTGTGGGTGGACACGTAGAAAATTAAGAAGTGGCTCATTAGATTCATGAACTACAAGGTTGCCCTCTATAAGTTCTACTACCTCACGCCCAATTTCACCTTCTTGTTCATCAATATATGGGCTTTTGTGGTATACGGAATAACGAATAGGGCGGCTGTTATGTAGTAATCTGGATCTTGGATTGTCTGTTGATTGAAGAATGAACGATGGCCCGGTAATACTTTCGTCTTTTAGTTTGAAAACAATATGCGGGCTTTTCTTGCGTTTAACGCCTTTTTTTTCCATTTGATTGAATTTTAATTAAGTAAAAAGAAGCGGGGAAGATATTCTCAACCCCGCTGGTAATCATTTATTAGTTCTTCATGATGAAGAAGTTGACCGCTCCGAGTGTACACAGGGCACGCTCAGACAGGTACTCAACTTGCATTGCATCTTTTGAAGATGAGTTACCACCTCCTGCTGATCCAAGCACCCAAGACTTCATCTTACGGTTCTCATTCTCAGAAGCACGGTAACGAACGTGCAGATAAGGGAGCGTTTCTACTTTACCCATATTCAGGTCTTTAACCTGTGTAGATCCTGCCGGAACCATTACACCGTTTACCGCTCCACCAAACATGTCGCCACGAAGTGTAGGATCGATCAGGTAACGCCATGAGGACTTGTAGAAGTTGTATCCGCTGCGGTTAAATCCTTTGAATCCAAGGTTCAGTGCCATTTGCTCGTTGTTATCAAAAAGGCCCCAAGAAATACCTCCGAATGATCCTGAGCTTTGAGCTGCAAGCATATCGTCGATATCTGTTGCGAATGCACGGTTACAGTAAACCATGTTCTCCTCGATGTGCCCTTGACGATCCAAACGCTGAATAACAGCATCCCAATCCGTCAAAGATGTAGGATTACCCCCAGACCAAACGTTTCCACGCTCTTCGATGGCCGAGAATAAACCTTGCGTACCTTTGTTTCCTACATCGCCTGTAGCTGCAATCGCTCCAGAACCTGCTTCTGCCACAACGTGCTCAATCAGCAGCGTTTCAGTGTAGTCAGAGAAGCGCTGGAAGTTTTTAGCCTGAGACTTAAAGTACCAGTAGTACCCTGTCTGCATTCCTTCGCCTTCTACTTTGATCCAGCTGATTTGAGCCATGTCGGAACCGCTGATCTCGTAGTGATCTTTGATGATTACAGGAGATACGCTAAAGATGTTTGGAGTTGCTTCCAAAGAACCAACCATACCATCAGAACCTTTCTTGAACTCAGAACCGTAAACGAAAGCTTTGATTGTATCAGCAGCACTGATAGTACCACCAGCAGCTTTGTAGTAAGCAACCGTAAAAGTAAGCCCTGATACCGCTGTAATGATTGCACGGTCAGAAGTGTTGTTTGTTGTAGAAGACATAAATACTGTCTGTCCTACACGGAAGTCACAGGAAGTAATCCCTGGATCAGCCACTGTACATACAGCTGTGTCGTTACCACCACCATAAACGAGAGTAATAACAGAATACTTCAAGTGAAGTCGTCCGTCTTCTTCCCATTTAATCAGGTCGGATTGAAAAGGATATTCAGCCCCTACTTTTGTAAGGAACCCGGAAATCATTTGATTCCCATAACGAGCGAATTCCTCTTCATACAGGTCAGGCATGAACTGGTTGGAGAAATCGAACGTGTTAATGTAGTTGGTCGGCAAGACCGTTTTGCTTGTGCTAGGGGTTGATACGTAACCCGGAATAGCTGCTACTGATCCACTCATTGTCTAATTTTTGAGTTTGTGATTTGATTATTTGCTCGTTGTCGGGCTTTTAATCACAAGTCTACCATTGTTACCCCCATCAGAGTCTAGTCGAGAAATCTTTAAACCAGTTGGAGTTGTAGCTTGAGCAGGGTTTTTAGGCATGTCTATGTTCTTTCCTTGTTTTTCCATTTCAACTACCATATCTGCCATTCCTTGCTCGTAAGCATGTTTCATCGCTGCCTCTCCATACATCGCCATAGAAATAGCTCTGTGGAATGCATTGATGTCCTTTATATATCCGTTCTCATCTTTGAAGCCTTCCAGCCACTCAGCTATATTGGTTTGCTTCTTAATGAGGTTATTAGGATCATCCGGTTTAAATTTAATCGACTTATTTTCTCCAACAGAAAACTCATACCCGTCAAACTTCTCTGAAAACAATTCCAGAGTCTTGTCAACGAACACTTCACTTCTTTTGGCGCTGGCTTCTTGTAATTCTGCCGCTTGCTGTTTGTTTTGCTTGAAAGTCTCGAATTCCGCTTTTACATCTTCTGGAACATCCAAACCTCTTGACTCAAGTGGAGTAGAGTATTGTTCCTTTAATGCATTAAGCTTTTCCTTAGCCTTCGCAACCTCTGTTTTTTTCAGAAGTTCTTTTTCTTTTATTTCATCCTCTTCCAGCATTTCGGGATCGAATCCAAACTTGCGTTTAAGTGAAAAACGAACATCGTCTTTCGACCAAGCAGGATTTTCGATTGAATAATACTCTTCAAGGAGTTCATCATCTGACATGGCAGCAAAATCTCTCTGCAACTTCATGAAGTCACTCAAGCCTCTGCCTGTTTCTTTCTTATATTTTCTGAAAGCAGCAACATCGTCCTCCAGTTCAATTTCCTTCTCCACAACTTGCGGTTCAGGTTCTTTAAAGAGGTCATCTACTGATTCCAGTTTTTTACCAAATCGTTTTTCAAAGAACGAAAGGACTTTTGAATCGTCCAAGTCCTCTTCCTGAATTACCTCCTCTTGTGGAGTTTCAGGGATTTCTGCTTCAGTCCGTTCAGGCGTTTCTGGAACTTCTGGCGTATCAGCAGGAGCATCCTTGCTAATCATCACCATTGGCTTCTCAAATCCATCGCTTGAGTCATCCTTTGTTATTTTAATTCCATCCATTATATTAAATTTTTCGTAAATGTATAAAAATTTTACTTACGCTTTGATTTAGTTTCTTTTCGGACCTCCTTATATCCTAGTCTCCCAGCTTTCTTGTCTTCCTTGTAATTACGCTTAGCATCTTTTTTATCCACTCCCTTTTTATACGAAGTACCATAAGAAAACTTCTCAGCCTTTTTGGCGCTTTTAAATCCAAGAACTTCACCTCGCTTTTTTGCTTCATTGTACGCATCGTTTCCGCGCCCACCCAGATCTGTGAAGCCACCTTTCCCGTCTGGGAATATTGTTGGATTTACTTCGTATGGATATTTCTTATTACCCGTTGATCCCCATTCCATTTTATGGCTAGAAACAGTCCCGTCAGAATTGCTTCTTGAAACCCCTTTTCGCATGTCTTGAGCGGCCTTCTTACGGCCACCAACAACCATTCCCTGTCTTTTAATTGGCATATTGTTATTGTTTTAACTTGGGTCAAAAGATGATAAATCTAATGCGTCCAAGTTGTCGTTAGTAGATTCAAAATCAGTTGGTGGAAGTCCTTTGTGTCGCTGATCAATTAAATCAGACTGAATCGTACCCTGCTTTTTAAGTCGCTCGTCTTTACGGTCTTCAGCTGTTTGGATTTTTTGCATCTGACCTTCTACCTCTACACCTTTTAGTTGCATTTGGTAGTTAAATTCTTTATCCATTAACTGAGACTTCAATTGAGCTGTGACTTCTTCAAGTCTAATAAGTCCTTCTGTTTCCGCCTGTTTAACGCGTATTTTAGCTTCTGCCTCCGCATTTGCCTTAACCACAGCAGCTTGAGATGCTGCCTGTTGAGCATCCTGATTAATAAGTGCTTGCATTTGCATCTTAGCATCTTCACGTTCTTCAGCTTCTTTGGATCGCTTACGACGCTTAACTTTAAGCATTTCGTTGGCTTGTTTGATATTTCGAATTAACCGGATGTCAATAGCGTCTTCCAGCTCTATCTTCTGCTCCTGAAGGGAAATATTTATGTTGTTTTCAAGTAATTGCTTCTCCTCAATATCTGGGGCAAGCTCTATGAATATGCCAAAGTTATAGAGGTATAAAGATTTAACCTCTTCAAGTATCTCAATATTGTATTTGCCAATCTTCATTGCAAAGTCTTCCTTCATGTCAGAAAACTGCAATACATCAGCAATACGAAGGGAAATACATTCAGCTAAGTTCTGAGTGATGTATACGGAGGCATCAAGTATATGCCGGGTAGCTGTGTTTGAGTTAAGTGCCGCAAGCTTCTGTAAACCAACCAGCGATTTAGGATCAGGTGTCGAAGCATCGGTCGCTTCATTAAGTCCTGTTACATCCCGAATCATATTCAGCTGGTAGTTGTAATCAGTAATAAGCGCCTGCATTTTTGATTGCGCAGCACTTTTGTTCAACTCCTGAATTGGAATACGAGCATTATTGAAGTCCCCATCTGAGTCTCTACTACGTCCTACAACAGAACCTGTCTGGAAGTACAGTCTGAGAGCTTCCGATGGATCATATGTTCCAGCAGACCCAAGATTAACCTCATTGATGCCGTCAATATCAAGGAACACTCCATCAGGAACCATTCTAGCTTTGATCTGCTGCAATTTAAGATGGGTAAGCTGTATCTGGTCAGCAAACGGAATCATACGCTGTACGTGAGACTCTATATAGCCATTGTACATACGTGGTGCACATGCAACGTAATTAGGTCTTGAATGCTGAGTAGGAGACTTTTCACGAACCATGTTCTTTGACATCTCCCATTTGAGTAGCTTGTCTGTTCCAAGGATCATGATACCTTCGTACCATACGTCTTTTGTTACTACAGATTTCTCAAACAGATCATTGGAGTCAGCGCCTGCAAATGATGAGTCTTTCAGGATAGGCTTCTCACCACCCGTTTTTGTTTTCTTGCGCTTATAGTAGAAGTCTTTTCGTGTCTTGTAGTTGAAATAAAGAAGCGTAACTACATCCTTTTGGAAAAGGCCATAATCAGGAACTCCTGAATAGTATGTATTCCAAACAGAGCAGAATTGAGAAAGGTCTTCCAGATCCTTATTAGTGAGGCGTGGATCAATCTTTACAAGTTCATTGACGTGAACACGTTTTGCTTCACCCCAGTAAAAGCAATCTCTGAAATATGGGTCATCCGTTTGGCTATAAACAACGTTTGCTGGATCAACGTATTCAACCTTCACGCCGTCTCCAATAAGGAATTCATGCTTGCCTATCCCTATGCCGATCTCTACAATATCGCGATTGATTCTTTTGCGTGTGTCATCGTATTTGTTCTCTTGTAATATTGTGTCGATAGCAATCTCTTCTGCTATTTCAATGCCTGGTTTGTAATTGAGATTCATGTATAGTGCTAGTTCGTCGCTATCTTCAGGTAGTTTATCTGGATCAACGCTAAACGCATCTACACCAAATTGATCTTTAGTATTGTTCAGGAAATCTTTAGCAACCATGTCTGCCTCAATCTCTTCCTGAAACCTGAATTTATTTTCAGCAGAAGCCACGTCCTGAGAATGAGCTTGGATTGTCATCTCCCGGCTATCCATTCCATTAACAATAATATCTACGAACTTTGGGATGATATGAACTGTCGTAAAGTCAAGATTTAGGTAAGAAAGGTCGCCATCGGTAGTCAATTCCTGTTTGTACTTATTGATAGGTTGCTGTGCACGAGCATACAATCTGCGTCTGTGATATTCTGCCCATTGAGTGTAGTATCTGCATGAGTTTCCTGATCTTTGGAACCATTCAGTCTGTATTGCCTGCCCAATTCTTAAGCCATATTGAGGTGACATTCTTTCTGAATCAGAGACATCTTCTCCGGGCCAAACTTGGTATGGCATGATAACTTCAGACTTCCTTAATACTGAACTCATTAAAAATATATTTTCATTACCAAAAGTAGCATTATTTTCGTTAATCTAAAATTATTCAATTTTTAGAGTATTCTCTTACTGTGTGAACCTGAGTTATCGAACTTGGCAATGCGTATGGTTACAGGCTGTTTTTCTGGCTTATGAATGAACAGATGTCGGTTGGTTGCCATGATGGCCAAACCACTACTTATTGATCTATCATACTTGGTTCTGTTTGTTATATCAAACCCAGCCCAATCTATGAGTGTGGAGTTAAAGAACATATTTCCCATTTCATCAGGGTCTCTATAATCTCCACCAACATCATATCCTACAGATTTTTCTATATACGTTTCAATTCCTGCCGCATGCGCCTGAATTATATCAGCAGAGTTACTAGGTATCCCCCCTAGCTCTCGTTCTGTTACAGATAGATTCTCTTTCTTCTTGTCAGGTCGATTTAATGAAAAGGCCCTGCACCCTGCGTTTTTAAAGTGATACAGGAGGCGAGCCTTGTTGTTTTCAGCTAGCATCGGCATCCCGTAGAACCAGCAGGCCATAAGCACATCTTCAAAAAATATCTCAGCTGTTGGAGGTCTTGAACAGTATTCTAAGAAGAAGAAGTTTGCCGGTACATTCTCTTCCATTGAGAATCCGGTTTTACCATGTAACGCACCTTTAGACCCGCTGCCATCGACCGTTCCAGAGATATCATAGGAGTCGCATCCAAACGCACCTAAGTGTTCATTCTCTGGGTAATATTTATCGCCACGTTTAGATACTCTGTTTTGAAGATGCTTAGGGGGTATCCAAGATGATAAAAATCGACCGTTTTTATTTGGAGACCACACTACTTGAGAAAATCTAATACCATCTCTCCAAGAGAGAGATCCTTGAACAACTACACCATCCTTTACAAGACTTTCGTTATAATCCACCTGAGCATAGATTTTCGTAAGGTTAAATATTGATGACTTGGCCTCATCTCGGAAGGCGTGATTGAGCGTTCTTGGGTACTGTCTATAATGTTCATTAAGGCCGTCAGAATCATGTTTCTTGGACTTTACTTTATTCTCCCAATAAGTAATGGCTCCTTGTTTTATAAGTCGATCCTTTGAGTCAAAAACAGGTTCAGTAGGATCATGCAAGACTGGGAATCCGTATTTATCAATATGGCCTTCAAAGTTCCATTCCATAGGAATGAAAAACCCATAAAGCCCGGATACCGTTTGTCCATTATCATCTCGCTGCCTAGGGTCTGAGTCATAAAATATGTCCTTGAAGCCCTGACCCCCTTTTGCTAAGGCGTTAACAGTAGACCCCATAGCACACTTACCAACCACATCTGAACCAGTCTTAAGACATGTTTGTACTACATCCCAGTTAGCCTTTATACTATTGGGTTTAAGCCATTTACCAGCCTCATCCTCAATCAATAATTGAAGTTTTTCACCATCGTAAGAGTTGTCGTCAGTGTTCTTCCAGTCGATAGTCGTATCCAACCCTTCAACCTCATTTTCATCTGAGGCTTTAACCATACTCTTCTTAGTAATCTTAGTAGCTGGTACACGAAATGCTAACTCCGTCTTTGGAGCATCAGACCCATCCTGAATTGGTTTAAAGAAGAATGGGTACTTTTTGAATATTGGCACAACCTT